CGGGCTAACTCGAGAGACTCTAGGTACGATTTGTGCCAACAAGTTTCTCATACCGTTTCAGAGTGCTAATCCTTTTTGAGGAGTAGTATTCTGCAGGTAATCTTGGTGATAAACCAAGAGCCTGGGGTATTTCTGCAACACAGTGCCAGAGCGATTCACATCGCGCGAACACTGTCTGTTTAAATACGTTTATCACCTTCTCGTCGAAGGTGACCTTAAGTTCATTGACCCTATCAAGGTCAAGAGCATAAGGTGTGTTAGATCCATAGGAATTCCTATGAATCACACGAGTGAGATCAACAAGTGACCTCATTGCGTGCTTTTCGCACTTACGCAGAAACCGGTCGGTCTCAATAATCATCGTAGTCAGGTTAGAACCTGGAAACGACATATTAAGACCTATTGGTTCCACGAGATGTTTGACAGCGTCAAACACTCGTTTCTGTGCCTTTGTAAGAAGCACACTAGACTGTGGGCCCAGATTCTTACAAATATCGAGAAAGTTATCGTTAGATATCTTTCTCCATTTGTAAGATGGAATGACCTGATCTTCTAAGATTACTTTTCCAGCGAATTCCGCAAGGACTTCACTAGATAGACTCTTAGATGGAGACCATGGACACTTCATAAGACGGAGTAAATCCGTATATTTAGTGAACAAGGTTTCATCAAGGATCACGACATCATCACCAACAACAAAGAACTCATGATTGTATGGGCGATCCAAAAGGAACGCCAGTAACAAACCATGTGTTAGTGTAAACGCACCAAAACTCGGATATAATCCAAGAGGTTGGCCACGTTTCCATTGAATATCACCCATTTCAGATTTCCATCTGAGCTGAGAGATATCTTTGAATAGTGATATGTCTAGCAGATCACCAAAGATTGCAATCAATGTTTCAAGCTGAATCCCGAGAGGGAAATAGTCTGTAGCACCGGTTAAATCGATGGAATGAACTGTTTTTCCAACTGACAAGGATCTCTGGATCCAAGGCATTGCTTTCGATTGATCGAAAGTACAATCCCACTCAAGACTCTCAACGATGCTATAAATAGCATCACCAAGAGGTTTGAGTGCCAACTGATGAACTCGATAAGGAGAAGCGACTGCTCGCAACTTCAGACCAGGTTCTTGAAGGAAGTGAACTTCACCTCCATACAGATGTTTATCAGGATTGACTCGCAATCTGACGAGAGGACCCTGGAC